AATAAGTAATTTCATGCAACACTTATTAGATATCAACCAAACTCTCGACCTCGTAAAATTAAAGTTCTACAACGAATGGATATACACCGCTCACATCTACGATGAAGGCGATAGCGAATTCCACCGATCCTTGACTAAGCAAGTTGTGGAAACTTACATTGATCCACTAGATTTGCCTAAGGACGCACATATTCTTGATTTGGGATGCGGCCCAGGTTACTTTTTAGATGAAATGAAAGAACGAGGCTACACCAATACATTTGGTGTTACGTTAAGTCAAGGTGATATTGACATTTGCGAAAACAAGGGACATGTCATCAAGAAGTACGATCTAAGTTTCTTACCTCAGAAAGATGGATATTATGATGAGTCTGTAGATTTCATCTTCCTTCGTCATGCACTAGAGCATAGCCCCTATCCTATTTTTAGTCTCATGGAATACAATCGTGTATTGAAGCAGGGAGCCAAGATGTATATTGAAGTTCCGGCTCCAGATTGTGATAGAAAGCACGAGTTTAATCCGAATCACTATAGTATTTTAGGTTCAAATCAGTTAGGTGCATTATTGATCAGATGCGGTTTCAACATTGACTCCTTTAATAATTTAGAATTTGACTTGAATATTCCCAAGAAGGATAATCCAGAAGAATTTGATGTAGCTAAAGAGAAGTATTATTGCATTGTTGTTACTAAGGCTCGTCCACTAGACATTAAGTAATAAATACTCTCAAGAGAGAGAGTTTTATGAGTAATACGCCTGCTTTAATTAAGGATCCGTATAAGAAAACTGTCTTCAAGAATCAAAAAGAACTTGATGACTTTTTAAAATGCTGTGATCCCGACACCGGTTATCTATATTTCATGGATAACTTCTTTATGATTCAGCACCCTACACGAGGGGCAATGAATTATCACCCATGGGAATTCCAAAAGAAGTTAATTGAGACATATCACAAATATAGATACAGTATAAGCCTAATGCCCAGACAGACTGGTAAATCTACTAGTGCTGCTGGGTATTTGCTTTGGTACGCTATGTTCGTGCCAGACTCTACTATTCTTATTGCAGCGCACAAATATACCGGCGCGCAAGAAATCATGCAGCGTATTCGCTATGCATATGAAAATTGCCCCGATCATATTAAAGCAGGCGTGACAACTTACAATAAGGGTTCACTTGACTTTGAGAACGGCTCAAGAATCGTAAGTGCTACTACGACTGAAAACACAGGTCGTGGTATGTCTATCTCACTATTATATCTTGACGAATTTGCGTTCGTTAGACCCTCAATTGCAACCGAATTCTGGACTGCTATTACCCCTACATTGTCAACTGGTGGTAAGGCAATCATCACTTCAACCCCAAACAGTGACGAAGACCAATTTGCTCTTATCTGGAAACAAGCTAACAAAACAGAAGACGAATTCGGTAATACAACTGAGTTGGGTGTAAACGGATTCAGAGCATATAGAGCATACTGGAACGAGCATCCTGAGCGTGATGAGAAGTGGGCTACAGAAATGCGTGCCCAACTAGGTGAAGACAGATTCAAGCGTGAAATGGACTGCGAATTCTTGATTGCAGACGAAACACTGATCAATCCAAATACACTATTCAAGCTTGACGGTATTGAACCCGTCAATAGAATGGGACAAGTTCGCTGGTACAAGAAGCCAACTAAGGGCAACTTGTATGTTGTAGCTCTTGACCCAAGCTTGGGTACTGGTTCTGACCCTGCTGCTATTCAGATATTTGAAGCAAATACTACTACACAAATCGGTGAGTGGAAACATAACAAGACTGACATTCCTAGTCAGATTAAGCTTATGGCTCAAATCAACAAGTATATTGCAGAATGTACTGGAGAACCAAACAACATTTACTATTCATTAGAGAATAATAGTATCGGTGAAGCGGCACTTATTTCATTAAACGAATTCGGTGAAAGTAATATTCCCGGCATCTTTTTAAGTGAGCCAGGAAAGAAAAGAAGAGGCTTCAATACTAGTCAGAAACCTAAGTTAGCAGCATGTGCTAAGTTCAAGACGTTACTTGAATCAGGTAAAATGACAATTCATAGTAGATCATTGATTAGTGAATTGAAAGCTTTTGTTGCTAGTGGTGGAAGCTATGCAGCTAAAATAGGCGACACTGATGACTTGGTAATGGCTTCATTGTTGTCAGTTAGAATCATGCAACAATTATCAGACTATCACGGCGACATTGAAAATCATATTCGTGACCACGATGAGATAATTCAGCCACTGCCATTCTTCGCTGTTCTTGGGTAATATGGACTAAATATAGATATGGCTACTGACAACGAAAACTTCAACAAAGACCTATATGACCTTCTCAAAGTAAGAGGTTATCAACCTGTCCCATTAGATAGTAAAAATCAAAGAGTACCTGCTAGTCAGGCTGCGGACGTAACTCAATTTACTTTCACAAAAGACGGTGAAGAGTATGGTAAGGCTTGGATAAGCATTGATGATGCTCAGAATGTAATCGTTTATTACGATGAAGAACAGCAAGAAAGCCCCAGCAACACTACGCCCGGAGTAGAATATGATGACAGTTGGACAGGCTTTTTGAAGCACTTAAAGAATTGGTCGCAGCGTAGACAGTTGAGTTTTGAGTTGGCCAATAAAGATAGACTAGGCGATGATATGCGTCAAAGGGATTACTATAAGATGAAAGAGAAGCTAGGCGAAAGCAAACAACTTGATGAACTATCCCCGGATACTATGAAGTCCTACAAAGACAAAGCATTTTCTGATAGAAGGGCCGAGATTAAAAAGACCTTGGATAAGACTAATCCTGCAAATGTTCGTGATGCTGCAATGGCTCGTCAGGGCAAGAGAGCTAGGGGTATCTTCAACGCTGATAAGAAGCTAGGAACATTTAAGGATCCTAACTGGGGCAAGGGCGATGATAACGCATGGATCAAGCGTGATGCCCAGGCTGGCCTATCCGAAGCTAGAACAGATCATTTTGGTTATGAAATCAAAGGGAATGCGAAACCTTGGGGACTATATCATACTAGACCGAACAAGCCAGAAAAACTCGTTAGCAAGCATCATAACAAAAATGCGGCTGAAGCAGCAAAATGGGATCAACTAGGCATGGGTGCAACAGTTAAGGGCGAAAAGTTTACCGTAAAGAAGATTCCTGAAAAGGATCCGGTACAAGAAGGTTACTACCCAATGGGTAAGAAAGCATCATACAATGATGCAGTTCCTAATGTAAAGATTGTGTTACAGCACAATCGTAGTCTTGAAGAAGGTGAAGCACGTTACAGAAATGTTGCACGTATCTATCTAGAGAATGTAGATGGTGAACGCTTCCTAGCTCCAACTAACAAGCCCGGTCTTGCTCGTGTATATGCTCGTCACATCGCTGAGGGCGGATTACCTAATGATGAACGTTGGAATCACATCAAAGCAGTATGCGAAGACTATAGCAAAATGGCTGGATTCGTCCGTGCAACCCGCAACGGCCAATTCAATGAATCAGCACAAGAGCTAGTACAGGAGGGCATTAATCACTATAATGGCCTACGTGAAACATTGCACAAGTTATCAACTCATCGCGGATATCAGAACTATTTTGAATCATGGACTCCTACATTAATGGAAGATGAGTTAGACGAATCAATCAATGATTTGTTTGTCCAAGAAATGGTCGATCCTAGAATTGAAAGTGCTATGCCAATTCTATCAAGACTCAAGAAGCCTGTCACTGAAATGGAAGAAGTTGATAGTTTAGCAGAATGGGCTGATGGAATTATCAATGAAAAACTAGAACTTGATGAAGCTGAACAGCCAACGTTAAAAAATATACAGCTAAACGCACCTAGGTTTAAAATGTGGGACAGTAATAAAGGACCTGTTCCATTTTCTGCTACATTAGAGCAGGGTGGAAGACCTATAGGAACAGTAGAAATTATGGTCGATGCTGATGCAAGTCCTGATGCATGGAACCAGGAAGATGTGAATATCAATTCAATTAGCATACTATCTAACGGAAAAGAGATTGATCCTAACACGATAAACATCCCTTACGTACAAATTAAAGCAGAATTATTAGATGTAATGGGTGATCCGTCAGAGTGGAGACCGGACAACAGCCCGCCCCGCCGCAATGATTATCTGTATGATATTGAAGAAGGCGCTTCACGCAACTTTGCTTCGGCAGTAAAAAAAAGTGAAGATTCTCGTCAAAGAGGTATCAAGAAGGCAGCTAGAGCAGTAAATCGCGGCCAGAAGGTAGAAGACGCTATTAGAGACCATGATCTTTTCGCTAAAGACAAAGATGCTATCTTACAACATGCAGCTTCATTGAAGAAGGGCAGTAAGTTAGACGAAATGGACAAAGAGCATGGTTCAAAGCGTGACTTTGATAATGCTAGAGGCCCAGACAAGACTGCAAAGCCTGTTAGCGTAAAGCAGTTTGCTAAGGGTGCATTGAAGTCCCTCAAGCGTGGTATGAAGGGCTGGGAAAAGGGTATGCATGATGTAGATACTGTTAAGGCAGCTACAAAGTCATTATCACCTGATCAGAAAGAGAAGGCACTAGCAGCTAAAGCTGGTAAGGGTTCTCCTGCCGAACTACAGCAAAAGCTAATTAAGCGTGAAAAGAATAAGAAGACAGACGAAAACTTTATTGGTATGTCACCTCAGGCAGTAGCAGAAGAAGTTGAAGAAGGGCTAGACGCAAACCAAAAGCGTGTGGGTCAACTCGGACCTACCGGCGGCCCTGCTAAGGTAGGTGACTTGGTAGGTGCTAATGAGTCAACAGAACACGATGAGTTGGCACGTATTATAGATATTGCTAGATTCAAAAGATAAATAAAGATGTAGTTCACGGTGCTGTAACACCCAACTACTCTAACAGCTTTAAGGGAGCTATCAGCATGTGTATTTATTATCTATATGTCAAGACACATAAAATAACCGGACTAAAGTATCTTGGCTACACTGGGAAAAATGACCCACATGAATACACAGGGTCAGGAAAATATTGGCTACGGCACCTAAAAATACACGGAAAAACTTTTGATACCGAAATACTAGTAGAAACTACAGATAAATCAATTATTCGTGAATCAGGAATTTATTATAGTAATTTGTGGAATGTAGTAGAGAGCAAAGACTGGGCTAACTTAAAACCAGAATCCGGTGATGGTGCCGGAATAGGAAATAACAATCCTATGTCAAACCCCATAATTAAAGCTAAGCAGCAAGCTATAATAAAGTTGCCTGATGTAAAGGAACTACAACGCACAAAAACCAAAGAAGCCATGAACCGTGAAGAAGTTAAGGCTAAGTTAAAAATTGCTAGAAACAAGCCAGAATACAAAGATCGGGTGCGACAACAGTTGAATAGTCCAGAGATAATTGCTAACCGAAAAGGATCAGGTAACGCCAGGTATGACCACACCATTTATACTTTTATTCACACATCTGGACTAACTGAACAATGTAGTAGATTTGAACTACAGCATAAGTATGATTTAGATCAAGGTAACTTGTCTAAATTAATTAATGGAAAGAGTATGATTATTAAAGGCTGGAAATTAAAGAAATAAAATTATAATAATTGCCCGTTTAGCATAAATAACATTGACATATCATAGCAATTGTTATATAGTTATGTTATGT